TGAAGCTGATGAGTTGGAATTTCTGGCGCAGGTAGGCCAGCAGTTCGGTGAAACGCGCGACAGCTTCGAGGTGTTGCAAGAGCGCGAATTAGACTTCAACGAATACGGCGAGGCGGAGTTCTTTATGCAGTTTGCGGTTAGCGATGAAGACAAGGCGCTGGACGACAAAATCGTAAAATATAGGCGCAAACGCGAGGATGCGACAGTTGAAGAGATGGCCAAGGAGTTCGGGGTGAGTAAGGCGCGCATCCGCAAGCGCATCCAGTACCTCCTGCAAGTCAACAAGTATCCGTTGAAGCGCGGCATAGGTCAAGCGACCAAAGAGGAGAAAGTGCCTGAACCTATCGTCGAAGTGCGCTATCGCTACGACTGGAGGCCTGAATATCGTGGGTTGAGCAAGGCTGACGGCTATGATAAGAGCCGCAAGTTCTGCCAGGTAATGATGGACTTGAGCAGCGCACGCCTATACACACGCGACGACATCAACCAGCTGACGGCGTTGATGGGTTACAGCGTATGGGAGCGCAGAGGCGGATGGCTGACGCTGGAAGATGGCAGGCACCGGCCAAGCTGCCGCCATATGTGGGTGCAGCAGTTGGTAATAAAAAAAGGTACACAAGTTGAAAGAATTGTCGAATGAGCAAGGCACTATTTATTAGCGAAAATACGCTGATCGAAAATTCGGTCATCAGCGAAAACGTAAGCTACACGCAGCTACGTCCAACCATTGTGAAAGTGCAAGAGATGCACATTCAGCCAGCGGTGGGATCGGCGCTATACGCGGAACTCGTGACGCAGGTAATCGCCGGCACTTTGTCGGCTAACAACACCACGCTGATGCAGACCTACATTCAGCCAGCGATCATTCAGTGGATGTACTTTGAACTTCCGATGGTGCTGGCGTTTAAGTTTATGAACAAGGGCATGGATCGGCGCAGCAGCACGGAATCAACGTCAATGAGTGAACGCGAGATGACGCGACTGATGGACAAAAGCCGCGATGACGCGGAGTGGTACACCGAGCGCATCACGCGCTACCTGCAGGAGAACCACACGCTATTTCCGCTGTTCGACAATCCGCCAGTTGCAATTGACACGATCTACCCGGCCAACAGTGCGTATCAGACCGGCATGGTGCTGGGGCGCAGGGGCAGATATCGCGATCCGCTGGACTACCCGGAAAACAGACGCAATTACTTTTGATGGCGCATAGCAAAAACATAAACAAACTAAAGCAATTCTATGAGCAGTTGGGTAACGATCAAAAACGACCTGATAGCTTTCGCGGAGTCGCACCTGCAGCTGAACGCGGTGGGTTTCGGCGATCCGCTGGCGATCGGCACGGACAACGTGATCAACCTGCGGACAACCGACAGGGATAGGGTTATCTACCCGCTTTTGTTCGTCGATGCGCAGAGCGCGTCAATGCCTATTGGCGCGACTAACCTAACCGTCAGCGTGCTTGTGATGGACAGGGTGGCAGACCTTCGCGGCGTGGATGCGACGATCAGTGGCAGCGTCGTCTACCGGTGGACTGACAACGAGGATGAGGTGTTAAGCGACACCCTGCGTATCATGCAGGACTTCGTCGCGGAGTTCACCGATGACCCTGACCGCGACTACACGATCACAGGCGCGGTGAGTGCTACGCGCTTCGTGGAGGCACGCGATGACAAGGTCGCGGGTTGGCAGGCTACGGTCGTGTTTGAGTTGCCATTCAGCCGCAACGTCTGCCAAATACCGACGCGTTAAAAACACGATTACAGAATTGCATAGAATCAGGCAAAACGATATTTACAACTAAAGAAAAATACAATGAATTTAGGACAACAAATGGATGCGCTGCTTGGGCGCGGAATGGCAGCCGAAGTGCTGGCAGTTGGCGCAGGCGCGGTTTCATCGGTGACAGGTCGCACCTATGACGTGTTGGTCGTCAATCAGGAGGCGAAGTTTACGACGCTCACGGATAGCAACGGAACGAATATGATGACTGCGGTGAGTGGTGGTGGCATCGGCTTATTTCCTTCTGGTCAGGCGTTCAGTCCGGGTATGATCATAGCCGCCAACAACGGACGTAGGATCGCCGCCGTGACGCTGAACGCAGGCAGTGTGATCGGATATTCGATGCAGGGCGTAACCATCGTAAGCGCGGTCTGATGGCTTTAGGCATTGGCTACGGCTTGCCGTTTGTCGCGCAACACGGCACGAATCCTTACAAGACGCAGTGGGCAGCAGCGCTTGAAGGCGCGAAGGGCGCAGGTGCTACTGTTGAAGACGAAAACGCTGGGACAGGCAGCTGCTTGGTGGCACGCGGTCAAGAGGCTTACACTGACGGTCTGCCTGCAACGCCATCGCTGCTGATCGTTCCGCAATTCTACAAGGCTGGCAACCTATACCAAGACGTGCCTCCATTTGTGGCGGAGGACAGCACGATGCGGTTCGCCGTCAGCCGCAACACAACGGCGACGCGGGTGAATAGCAGCGGGTTGATTGAGAGCGTAGCTTCGGGAGTGCCGCGCATCGATTGGCTGGGGCAGTCGTGCCCTGCCTTGTTGGTTGAGCCGAGTGCGATAAACTTTGCTCGTTGGGTTAATCAGATGACGGCACAAGATACACCTACGGCATCAGGTGGAATGACTATTACAACAGGAAGTACCGACTTTCTTGCTCCTGATGGAACGAGTGGCAGTATAACCAAGTATGTAGGCGGTGCAGCGAGCGGAACCAGTCAATATGCTTATTATTCAGGGGGAGGCATTACTGTCACTGCATCTGGTCAGCATACTTTTAGTTTGTTTGTAAAACGCGGGGCAACAAACCCATTGACTTTTTGTGCCTTGGGCATTGAAAATTATGCTGGAGGGAGTGGCACAATTTATTCATATTTCAACCTCGCAAGCGGAACTGCTTTGACTGCAGGCGCAAGCGTTCAAGATTACGGCAATGGATGGTATCGGCTATCGACTGCTCCATACACATTGGCGGCAGGCGACTTAACTGGAACGCTTACATTTTTTATGGCTGAAGGCAACGGAGATTTGTCTTGGCCCGCATCAGGTGCGCTGAACTTAACTGCATACACTTGGGGCGCACAACTCGAAACAGGCGCAATCCCGACCACATACATCCCCACAACGACAGCAGCAGTAAGCCGTGCCGCTGATGTCATCAGCGCATCGGGGGCGCTTGTTAGTGGGCTGATAGGGCAGACCGAGGGTACGATTTATGCGGAGGTGGATGTGAGGAATTTGGCGATAGAAACATACATTATTCGCATAGACGAAGGAGCATCATCAAATAATATTACTTTGCGAAAACTGAATACAAATCAAATACGAACCGCAATTGTAGCGCCAACAACATCGGGAACGATTAACATATCAAGTGCAGCTTTTACTGCTGGAATAATCAAAATCGCTTTTGCCTACAAGTCAGGTGAAATTGCTCTTAGCGTCAATGGCGCAACGCCTTTAACGGCAAATGGGACGTTCGCTTTCGGTGCGCCCTTGAATAGAATAACACTTGGTAGCAACCAGTCTCCAAGCAGCGAGTTCAACGACCGCATCCGCGCCGCTGCCCTCTACACCACACGGCTATCTAACGACCAACTCGCCGAATTAACCCGACTATAAATGCCGACCTTCAGAAAATACGCCTTCCCCAACGAAGCGACATTCACAGCGCTACCAGTGCCGCAAGGCTTCGCAGTGCCGCTGGGTGAAATAGAGGGCACTTACTGCGTCGACATCCTCTGGGATGCAGAGCCACATAGCGACTATCTGCCCTTCGAGTGCTGGCCTCCGCCTGTCGGGGTGCATACCTTCCTTGGCTGGGATGACCAGTACGGCAAAGACTACACCGAGCGCGACGACGTATCTAACACACTAAACGAAGATTAACAATGATCGACTTCCTCAAATCAATCGGCATCAACCTCGGCCTAACCATCGCCGGCTTCTTCGGCGCACTACTGCTTGCCCCAAAGATGAAAAACTGGAAAATGCAGCTGATCGCAGTACTTAGCGGCACACTATCTGCCACCTACATCGCGCCAGTCATCATTGGCATCCTGAACATTAAAGCGCCGAACATCGAGTACGGCCTCGCCTTCATCGTCGGCTTTTCAGGCGTCAAGATCACGGAGGTGCTGGAAGTGCGAATCTTGAAGCTACTCAAGACACCAACCAAACCATAGCCATGAAAATAACCCGACACGCAGCGAATGTTCACACCTTCGACTGCGAAGGGAGGGAGGCGGAGTTTCTGCTCATCAGCGACCTGCATTGGGACAATCCACACTGCGATCGTGATCTACTAAAAAGCCACCTCGACGAAGCTGTGCGCCGCAACGCCAAAGTCATCATGAACGGCGACACCTTCTACCTTATGCAAGGCAGAGGCGATCCACGCAGAGGCAAGGATGAGATACGACCTGAACACAACAAGGGCAACTACCTGCAAGCCGTCGTGAACGACGCTGTCAAATGGTTCAAGCCATACGCTAAGCATATCGCGCTGATCGGCTACGGCAACCACGAGACAAGCGTGATCCGCCATGTCGAGTTCGACGCATTGCAGATGTTCGTCACGCTGCTAA